CGCGGGCACCCCTTCACGTACAACTTTGGGTTTTTTCGAAACACCTTCAAAAAAAGTGCTTGACATTAAATGTCATATTTAGTATAATTCTTTTATGTCATACGGATTCAGAATATTTAATGCAAACGGAACCTCGGAGATATTTGGGAGGAATACTTCGGGCTCGCACTTTTTAGCTTCGGGGTCCGTAAGTCTTGCAGGAGGAGCAACTTCTAGTGCAATCACTTGTGAGGGAATGACTTCAAGCAACACAGGCACCGTAGGAGTGACGGCAGGTAGTAATGTATTTAATACTCCTACAATAACTAGAGGCACGGGGTCTTTCACTATAAAAAATAACGGAGGAAGTACAACAACTTTTACTTACTTCGCATATAGGTTTTAGCAATGGCTTATGGAATACAAGGAACAACAGCCTCTGGTGGCTTTCTTATAGACTCTGATACTACAGCAACAGAGTATCTTACTGTGGTTTCTTCTGGAACAACAAATGCAGGAGCTTCTCTTACTAGACAAGCAGGAGACTTAGTTTTTGCAAAACCTACCGGCACTTCATCAAGCACAGCAAACAGAGTAATTTATGATAGTGTAAGTTCTGCAACTGCCATAAAATTTCTTCACCAAGTTAATCATGTAGTTTTAAGAAAAGCACAAAATACCAGCCCTTCAGGAAACAATTACGGTATCCAAATAAAAAATGCAAGTAACGTAATAATATTTGACAGCAGAACTGCAACCTCTGGAATGAAAGTACTGGGAGGAAAGGCTAGAACTGCTTACACAACTGCACTACAACCAAACAACTCCGCATCAGTAAATATAGGGTCTGGAACTATAGTATCCTTTGGAGGAGTAAGTACAATTATTCATGCAGGAGACCCTACTAATGTGTATGTAGCCTGCCTTGGAGGGTACTATGACATTAACGGCAGTTTTCAATTAGTAATAGGTGGATCTTATTATGATTACTCAGGCAACAGAATAGTAGGAGAAGGCTATTTTGACTTAGATGTTATAGGAAGCACTACTTTTGGGATAGCCCCTTTCGGAGACATACTTACAGGAGAATTAGTAACATGACAGTTTTTGCAATAGCAATGGTTGACACAGACGGTGAAATTTTTCACTTTTACCACCCCGCTGCAACTTTAGACCCAGAAGGGGCTTGTAAAGTTGGAGAGACAGAGGCAACTCGAATACACATCACAGAAGAGATTTCTGACCAAGGTCTTTGGATTAAGACGCATTACTGGAAGGACGGGGCTTGGAAAACTCGAGCGAATGCAGATACCACATACAATACTTGGAAAGATGAAGCTTGGGTATTTGACTCGACAAAATTTATGTCAGAGTTAAGACGTTTGCGAAACAGTAAACTCTTTCAGTGTGACTGGACACAGCTCGATGATTCTAAGCTTAACTTGACAAAGAAAGGAGAGTGGACAGAGTATCGACAAGCTCTTCGCGACGTGCCTACCAATAACTCCAGTGTGACGGATATGGACAAAGTGAGCTGGCCCACAGAACCATCATAGAAAAATAGTTCTTGACATTTTATCCCCTTTTCAGTATAATCTTCCCATGGCTAAAGAAATAACAACAATCTCTCCGGAAGGACTTGAAGTAGCAAACTCGTATCTTACTCTTGGTAATATACGGGGTGTTTGCCAAGAACTAATGGTGGATGAAAAGAAGGTTGTCGATATACTGAATAAACGAGAAGTGAAGAAGTACATTGATACTGTTTACCTCGACACGGGGTATCGAAATAAAAACAACATTGGGTCTTTACTAGACGAGATGATACAATCAAAGCTAGACGAAGCACAGGAAAGTGGTGTGTACTCCAGCAAGGACTTAGCTGACTTACTACAGATGGCTCATAAAATGCGTATGGATGAAATCAAAGCTCAAGCAGACCTTGAGAAGGCATCCGCTTCCAGTATCAAAAATCAGACAAATGTTCAGATTAATGATGGAGTACCATTTGGTCAGGGTAATTATGGCAAGTTAATGGATAAACTAATCAATGGAACAGCCTGACCTAAATGAGCTACACACGAAGTTTTCTGCCCACGAAGTACAATGTGAAGAGCGGTGGAAGACTATTTTTGGCCGTCTTGAGGATATAGAGAAAAAGATGGATAAGATGCAAAACATGTTACTAGGAGCTACAGGGACTGTCATTCTCTTTCTAGGTGGCATAATTTTAACGCTACTTAACGGATAGGTTGATATGCGAGTAAGTCTGGAGACAGGTAGTGATCGGAGAGGTAGCAGCGGTACTCAGTGCGCTGAAAGCTCTGAACGATGGCATAAATGTCATCAAGCAATCAGCAGGAAACGCAGGTGATTTGCAAGCAGTCATTGGCAGATTTGCGGGTGCGTCAGAAAAATATAGGGATGTAGAAAAAGCAAGAACGGGACGAATGTCTTACAAAGAAGCACTTGCGATGGAGAGTGCAAAACGACAGTTAATTAACTTTGATAGACAATTAAAAGACATATGTTTAATGCAGGGCCAAGGCGACCTGTATACTTCAATAAAGCAGCGAATGGAAGAATCGCGCTTAGCCCACGAAAAAGAAGTTGCGAGAATTAGAAAGCAACGACAAGAGTTTAAGAAATTTATGGGCATGCTAGGAACCGGACTGTTTGTTTGGGTAGTGGCAATGGGATTTATCTGGGCTTTTGCATGGTGGTATAAATCAGGATTATAGATGGCAGCAACGAAATTAAATGAGACAACAGAACTTGCAATCCCACTTAAGAACCTCGTAGGTTTGGTGGCGTTCACAGCAATCTCTGTATGGGGCTATACGTCAATTACGGAGAGAATAACCTTCCTAGAGCACGACGTAGATTTGATAAAGGAAGATGTAAACGAAAACGAAGAATGGATTGATAACTTTAGTCCTCCACCAGAAGTACGCGATACCGTAGATAGAGTGAGAGATTTAGAGTTACAAATCAAAGAGCTGCAAGTTAAGCAGCAGGGGAACTGATATGTGTAATGTATGTGGATGTAGTCCGTGTAAGTGTGATTCCTTAAAGTGTGAGAAAGTATGATGGCTTATGGATACGGGAAACCTAAGAAGAAAAAGCGAAAGAACGGTAAAAAGAAAAAGAGTAACGGTCTAACCGCCAAGCAGAAGAAGTTACCCCCAGCGTTGCGAGCAGCAATCTTAAGAAGAAAGCGTGGTAAGAAATCTTAAGAGAATCCTAAAGCGTTTTGATAAGATGATGAAAAGCGGGTTACTTACAAAAGTAACTCGAAAGGTGAATAAAGGTATGAGAAAAACGTATCGAGGAAAGAGAGCACCGAAAGGCTACCACTTTATGCCTGGCGGCAGACTAATGAAAGACTCTGCCCATAAGAGAAAGAAACGTGGCGGTAAGAAGAAAACGAAAACCCGCACGAAAAAGCGGGGCTACTAAACGTAAAGCAAAACCTTTAAGTGCGAGTGTAAAGAAGACGCTCAAAGCAAAAGCATCCAAGAGCAAGCGATATACATATGGGCAGCTTGCTAGAGTGTATAGAAGAGGACAGGGTGCTTTTCTAAGTTCTGGATCCCGCCCAGGTGTGTCAATGTCACAGTGGGCATTTGGTCGAGTAAACTCATTTATGAGAGGCGGCCATTCTCAAGACAACGACATAAAGAGAAAGAAACGTGCGACGACGAAAAAGAAGCGTACCAAAAGATAAGAAATCACGAGTACCAAAGAAGTACTTAGGAGGAACAAAAGGGTCTAAAAGATCACAGCTTGCGTCAGTTATAAAAAGAATCGCAGCACTGTACAAAGCAGGGAAAACTGTACCAAGGGCATTGATCAAGAAGCGAATAGCGTTGGGGAAGAGTAGTGGCAAGAAAAAGAGATCCACGGCTAAAAAGAGCCGGCGTTAAGGGTTTCAACAAACCCAAGAGAACACCTAGCCATCCGAAAAAGTCACACATAGTTGTGGCAAAGGTTGGCACTAAAATAAAGACTATTCGTTTTGGGCAGCAGGGTGCTAGCACCGCAGGGAAGCCTAAGAAAGGAGAAAGTGAGCGCATGAAGAAAAAGCGTGCATCTTTCAAGGCTCGCCACCGTAAGAACATTGCTAGAGGAAAGATGTCAGCAGCTTACTGGGCGAATAAGGTGAAATGGTAAATGGAGATACTTTTAGAACTTGCAGCAACTTTTTGGCAATGGAGTGTACTGATTGTCTTAGTCTTAATTGGTTTTGTAATCAGTTGGTTTGATGGCCAAGGAGAGGAGCGGGTAGGTTTTGAAATGACTTATGGTATGCCTTTACTCGAGCCTATACCCATAGAAACAAAAGACAAGGGATTTTGGAAAGGAATTCTTCTGTGGCTTCTCGGCACTCGAAAGTGGGAAGTTGCAGAAGATTTTTACTTTGAGCTAGAGGGCGAGAAGTACTTAATACCCGCAGGGTTCCAGTTTGACGGAGCTTCTGTACCAAAGTTTCTTGCAACCTTTCTTTCGCCTGTGGGAGTTTTACTGATGGGTGGATTAGTGCATGACTATGGATATAAATATGCTACACTTATGCGAGACGACTATAGTAATATCGGATACCGAGATCAAGCATACATGGACAGACTTTTTCGAGATATCTGCATTGAAGTAAATGGATTTAAGTTCCTAAACTATCTAGCCTACTGGACACTCCGACTTGCGGGGTTCGTAGCTTGGAATGGCCACAAGAAAAGAGGCACGCATACTGAGGAGAGCGCATGAGCGAAGAAGGGAAGAATAAGTACCAAAAGTGGATAGATCTGGCAGAAGCCGTAGATAGTTGGAGAATCTTTCCAAGAGCTTTTTTAAGTGTTTATATTTTTCTTCTCTACTATAGCACCATGTGGTTTATGGATTTACCAAACCCAACATTAGAGCAGTCAGGACTTATCTCAATTATAGTAGGTGCTGGAGCTGCATGGTTTGGATTATATACAGGAAGCAAGAAGTAAGAGGTTAAAATGGCAGTAGAGATTAGCAGGAAGGATATTATATCCCAAGAGCTACTAGAGTTACAATCTGAGACGAGGTTTCTCAAATTACCAGTAGATCCATACTTGGAACTACTCGGCGTAACGCCACTTGCCTCTCAGGTGGCGATTATCAATGCGATCAACAATCCGAAATACCGTTTTGTATGTGCGGCAGTTTCGAGAAGGCAGGGTAAGACCTACATCGCAAACATAATTGGGCAACTGGTATCATTAGTGCCCAACTCAAACATACTCATAATGTCCCCCAACTATGCCTTGTCTCAGATTTCTTTTGACTTACAGAGAAATCTTATAAAGCATTTTGACTTGGAAGTTGCAAAGGACAATGCAAAGGATAAGGTGATAGAACTAACAAATGGATCCACAATTCGAATGGGAAGTGTTAATCAGGTTGATAGCTGTGTTGGTCGTAGCTACGACCTTATCATCTTCGATGAGGCTGCTTTGGCCGATGGCAGGGATGCTTTTAACGTAGCACTGAGACCTACACTTGATAAAGACAATTCAAAGGCGATTTTTATATCAACACCAAGGGGAAAGAATAATTGGTTTTCAGACTTTTTCTACAGGGGCTACTCCGATGAATTCAGCGAGTGGGCGTCTATTCGGGCTACTTATAAAGATAATCCTCGGATGTCTGAAACGGATATTGCGGAAGCTAGAAAATCTATGTCCGAGGCTGAGTTTAGACAAGAATATGAAGCAGACTTTAATACATACGAAGGACAGATTTGGAACTTTAATCACGAGGAGTGCCTCGGTAACTTCGACGAGATCGACACGTCCAAGATGGATGTCTTTGCGGGGTTGGATGTCGGTTACCGAGACCCTACGGCCTTTTGTGTAATTGGCTATGACTGGGACGAAGAAAAGTATTACTTACTCGATGAGTACCTAGATGCAGAGCAAACAACAGAAAGCCACGCAAAAGAGATACAGTCACGAATTAGTAAATGGAATATTGACTATATTTATATTGATTCTGCTGCGCAGCAAACACGATTTGACTTTGCACAAAACTATGACATATCGACTATTAACGCAAAGAAGTCCGTTCTCGATGGAATCGCGCATGTCGCAGGAATAGTAGATAATGATAAATTACTTGTTGAGCAGAACTGTAAACAATCTCTCTCAGCGTTAGACCAGTACCAGTGGGACCCTAATCCCAACCTACTAAGAGAGAAGCCAAAACACAATTATGCATCGCACATGGCCGACGCGTTGAGGTATGCATTATACTCATTTGAGACTTCGGCAATAAGTTTTTAGGATACCTGGTCAAAAATAATGTTTGACATGATACCCCAAACTAGGTATAATTCTATCATTGAAAAATTAGAAACCCAATAACCCGATGGTCACACTTAAACGAGATATAGTAAAATATATCCGAGACAAAGCGAAGAATAAGTATGCAAAGGGTTCGGAGTGCTACATTTGTGGAGGGGAAGAAAAGCTTGACTTCCACCATTACTATACATTAGCACCGTTAGTACACAGATGGGTTCAGAAGAACGACTTGAACCCTATGTATGTTCTTGCTTTTAGAGAAGATTTTATAGAAGATCATCACGACGAATTGTACGTACATACGGTCACTCTATGTCATACGCACCATAGACAACTACATAAAGTATACGGACGAGACCCAGGCCTTGGAACAGCAGATAAGCAAAAACGCTGGGTAGAGATACAAAGAGAAAAACATGGCATGGTATGATAGATTCTTGGGAAGAAAAGACGAGGAAAAGTTAAATCCTTCTCAGGCTTATCTTGGCGGTGAGATACAAGGCACTCGCGAACCCACTGTTAGCTATGAGCGACAGTATGAAGAACTAGAAATTGTAAACCGTGCAGTTAACATGATAGTTGACGACTCAGCAGAGATACCAGCAATAATACAAGGGTCTCAACGACTGAACGGTGTTTTGAAAGGAATAAAGCGAGCTAAGGTTGATACACTTCTCAACTATGAGCCAAACCTTTTCCAAGACATAAATACGTTTAAAAGAAACTTAATTACAGATTTTATACTAGACGGAAATATATTTATATACTTTGATGGAGTTCACTTATACCATCTTCCCTCTAGTAAAATGCAGATTGTATCTAGTAAGGATACTTATGTAGAGAAGTACACATTTAGTAGTGAAGTCGACTACTCTCCCAAAGAGATAATTCATATCAAAGAAAACTCCTTCTACTCAATATATAGAGGAGTCCCCCGACTCAGCCCCGCTCTTAGAACTATGCAGCTTATGGCAAACATGAGAAAGTTTCAAGACAACTTTTTCAAGAACGGAGCAGTTCCAGGTCTTGTACTGAAAAGCCCAAACACGCTGTCAGAAAAGATTAAGGAAAGAATGATACAATCTTGGGGAGTAAGATATAAGCCAGATGCAGGCGGTAGAAGGCCCCTGATTCTGGATGGTGGTATAGAAGTAGATCAGATATCGAATGTAAATTTTAAAGATTTGGACTTTCAAAGTTCTATAGCAGAGAACGAAAAGATAATATTGAAGGCGCTTGGAGTACCTCCAATTTTACTAGACTCTGGCAACAATGCTAACATTCGCCCAAATTTACGACTGTACTATCTTGAGACTATATTACCTATAGTTAGAAAAATCAACTTTGGATTCGAAAGATTTTTTGGATTTAGTATAAAAGAAGATATTACAGATATACCTGCTTTACAACCTGAGTTAAGGGATCAGTCGTCCTACTACACCGCACTCGTAAACGGTGGTATAATAACAGTAAACGAAGCGAGAGAACAGCTTGGCTTTGATACTGTGGACGGACAAGACGATGTACGAGTACCTGCAAATATAGCAGGAAGTGCAGCAAACCCAGACGAAGGTGGCAGACCCACAGAAGAAGAGGAAGAATAAATGGCAGGATCGTCAAAACAAAAGAAACAAATGGCCGTTACAATGGCAATGTACTTTGCAGAAAAAGGGTACTTGCCAAACCCAAGAGATTTTTCATTAGATGAGAATAGACCAAAAGAAGTAAAGATATCTACTGTAAAGAAAATCTTTGGATCGTGGTCAATTATGGAGAAATATACTAAATCGTTTTGTCCCGATATTATGCGTGGACTGACTAACGTAAAGCCTGTAGAAGCTAATCCTTTGGAAGAGCTTAAAAAGGCACAGACCGCAGAAGCGGAAATAGAGGGGGCAAATGGAGAAGATATTTAATCTCACCTCTACTTTTAAGTCCCATACTGACGAAGAAGGAAGTGTTATGATTCGTGGTATGGCGAGTACTGCTGACTTTGATCGCGCGGGCGATTCAATTTCAAGCGATGCTTGGACTAAAGGTGGATTGAACAATTTTGAAAAGAACCCCATAATTCTTTTCAACCATGACTACAACAGACCAATAGGAAGGGCTACAGGTTTAAAAACCACCCCTACTGGTTTAGAGCTGACTGCTAAGATAAGCAAAGCAGCTGGAGATGTTGTAGATTTAGTTAAAGACGGTGTTCTTGGGGCCTTTTCTGTTGGTTTCCGAGTCAAGGACGCTGATTATATAGAGGAAACTGACGGATTAAAGATAAAGGACGCTGAGTTGTTTGAGGTATCGGTAGTATCGGTACCATGTAATCAATCAGCTACTTT